GGGTTGTGCCTCGGATTGTCGTTCGACTTGGCACAACCACAACAATCAACAGAAATGCGAACAGCAGGCGCGCAATGACCTGCGTACCGCCTGACGATTGGAGTAGACTCCAAGCAACACGCGACCCGTTCGATAGAGCACACAGCGTTAGGGATGACGCGACGAACATGCTGGTACCCGCAGCGACACGCCGAGGACGATCGGTGGCAGTCAACAAAGACCTGCGAGCGGTGCCGCGTCTGTATCCCAAGTGCTACATGACATCCGCAGGGGTGTCCTTTGAAACCGCATACGAATGGCTGGCCGAAGCCGAAGCCGGATTGCACGGCGTACCCGGCATGGGCTACACAGCCGTTGCCGCGATCGTCAAGGCTACGCTCGCAAAACTGCCTGATTCCAAGCAGAAACACGATGCGATGCGGGCGAAGTCATCCGACGGCAGGTCGAAGAAAGAAATGGCAGCCGATCGCGCCGCAGACCGCTGGGCCGCTACTCACGGTGTCGATCTCCAGGCGTGGGCCAAGCGGGGAGGCGACAGTTGACGTGATTCACAGCGACACCGCGAAGTTCGGTGTGTTCTGTGCGGCGTTCGCCAACGTCAAGGTTTACCTCGCATTACGCGATTTGATCGAAAACAACATGAGCCTGCGAGAAGCCGCAAAGAAGCACGGCATACCGCACCGGACCTTGCACGCCGCCAAGAACCGCCTGCGTGCGTTTGGTGACAAGTACCGCAAGGTGCGTCTCGCAGAAGAGCAAGCCGAAACCATCTAATCGCCGAGGCGCGCACCTCCACGGGCACACGCCCGACTACCTGCGATCACGCCTCGCCGCGTACCCCCGCCTACCCGCGTGGGTGCGTTTTTCATCATGTCGAAGAACCTCCGTCACACCCTGATCCGCGTCGGCGTCGGTGCCCTTGCGGTGCTGTTCCTGCTTGCGTTTATGACGCTGGCGGGTTGCAACACCACGCCCGCCCCGATCAAGGTGCCCGGCGTCGAAGGCGTCGGCGACGACATCAAGGCCCGTGCGAAGGCTCAGATCAACGCGACGGAGCAGATCGACAGCCAAGCACAGGCTGCAAGCGACCGCGCCCCCGAGGAAGCCGCCGCAATCGCCGCCAAGTCGCAGGAAATCCGCGACGACGCACACGCGATCCACGCCGCCGCTGGCTCGCTCCGGGCTGCACAGGGCGAAATTGACCGCCTCGCACGCGAGAACTCGAGCCTGAAGTCTGACCGCGACCGCCTACAGAACCGCGTGCTGGGCCTGTCTGCCGTCGTCTGCGTGATCGGTCTGGGCGTGACCGTTGCCCTTTTCCTGTTCGGCAAACTCCCCAACCTCACCCTGTCCGGCATCTTCGCCTGCACCCTCGCCAGCATCCTTGTGTTCGATTGGCTGTTGGCGTATGCGTGGTGGATCGGTGCCGTGTCCGTGGGTGCAGCCGTTGCGTACTTCGTCTACCTCGTGTGGGTCAAGAACAAGAGCCTGCGCGAAGTCATGCAGACCGTCGATGAGGCCCGCAAGGAAGGGGCCATCGTGTGGGACAAGTTCACCCCGATCGCCAACCGCGTGCAGGATCGCGTCACGCGAGCGGTGATTGACGCTGAGCAGTACGCGAAGAAGAAGATCGGAGTCAAGGCGTGAGTGCCCCGCAAAGCGACCCCACCGAACATACCGCAGGCTACGAACTGGCGATCATCGCTCAGGACGTGCGAAGGCTCATTGAGGGCCAGTACCGTATTGAGAAGTTCCTGACCGGCAACGGCGACCCCGCAAGCGGGCTGTTGTTCCGCATGGCCGAAATGGAGCGACAGGCCCGCGAAAAAGCGGAAGCGGACAAGACCCGCAACCTGCGCGTGAACGGGTGGGTGGCGGCTGCAATCACCGCATCAATCACCGCGTTGATCGGGCTTGGCGTCAAGGTGGTCGCCAGCGGCAACGACGCGAAGGCAAGTCAGCAGGCACACAAGTAATGCAAACCCGCAAGCTCATCGTGACAGATCGCGTGGAGGTGGGCGGGAACCTCATCGTTCGGTTTGCCCTTGCGAACGACCCCGAAGGATTGACGATGAACGCCGGGCTTGTCCGTGCCCCCGGAACCCGCGTGTTTGATGACGTGTCCGACCCCGATGCCGCAGAGCTTGTTGTCGGCGCTTTCGTCTATTCGGCCCTGACCCTTGCCTAGCCATGCCTACGGAAGTGTTCTACCCCACGGCGGGTTCACAGCCTGTCGCGGGTGAGGGCTCGTTGATTGAGGGCGCGGGCGCGACAAGCTGGACCAACATAACGACTAAGTACAACAAGGATTCGGACAGCCTCACGAACGCTGGATCATTGACGCAGGGCGCGGCCCTCCCATACGCCGGATCGGTTGATGAGTTTGCGTACACGGCCACCACAAGCATCGGCGCGGGCGGGTTCTCGAAGATGTTCCGGCTGGGTACATGGTTGCGGATTACAGACAACGCCGACGTTGCAACGGTCCTTTCAGCGTCCGCAACCATCACGGCAATCACGTTTGATTTCAGGGTGAACGACGCAGACCTCGGCATCAGCGGAACGGGTGGACCGGGCGTCAACAGCTATCAGTTCCAAGCACAGCAACGCACGAGCGGCGGCGCGTTTGGTTCGGTAGTGACAAGCACATCGTTCTTTGACTTCGGCTCGATTGTCCCGCTCTATTTCTACCGACCATCGACCAACTTCATCAACCTCGCGGCCACGCTCCCGACAACAACGCAACTGCGGGATTCGACGTACGCCCTGAACGCACGGCTTGGGTTTACCGGCGACGTTTTCGACAACTCGCCAGCGATGGGCTTCAACGGCGTGCGTATGTCCGTGACGTTTACCGAACCTGGCACAGCATCCGCCCGCATCCGCCCCTCCCGTGTCCGTAGCCGAGTCATCTGGTAATGCCTACCGCCACGTTCTACGCAACCAACGTGACGGCATCGGCTTCCGCGTTCGGCGGTGACGTTGGCGTGGGCGTGACGACCTGGAACGGCACCGAGGGCAACGCAGCAGGCCCGGTAGACACGACGTACGCGACACCGGCAGCACCCCTGACGGGCACGAGCTGGGTCATCAACAACCTTGTATTCGGCACTTGGATCAACGAAGCGGACGCGACCAGCACGATTAGCCAGACGATACCGGAGACGGCCACGCTTACGGGCCTGTCTGTGGGCATCTGGGCGTACACAAGCGTTGCGGGCCTGCTCGCCTACGGGCGCGTGAACTCGGCACGCACGAACGCCAGTGCGGGTACGCGAGAGGGCGGGTTCTCCCTGTCCACGGCACCGCTTGCCCTGCTGTCGATGAACAGCGGGTCGAGCCTCAACGGAATCTTCGGCAACCGCGTCAGCACCCCGATCGTGGTGTCTGACATTCGCGGGGCTGACTTCAAGATCGTGATGGGCCTGCTCCAGAACGACAACAACGGCGGCGCCGGTCGCACGCCGTTCGTGGATGCAATGTACGTAACAGCAACTTGGGAAGCGGACGGGTTCCGATCCCGCGCGGGCAGGCCGATCGGCATTGCACGCTCTAGCAGATAGCGAGAACAAACCATGCCAGCAGTAGCAAACGCGGGAGCGAACTTCCTCGCGGGTAATGTCGTGTACCCGGCGAGCGTCAAGGGCAAGTGGATCACGTGCCACAACAGCCTGATTGCCACGGCGTCAAGCGCCACGAACCTCGCCACGCCCAGCAACGCGGCGGACACGAACGCCGTGTGGGTGCGTGTGCCCGACAACTGCACCCGCGCGATCGTGCGGGGCAAGTGTGCGGTGGCTATCTCGGCTGTCTCGACCTCGCCCGTGGTGTACTGCTACGCGGTGTACACGGATCAGGAAGTGACGGCATCGACGGTGCCGAGCGATGCCACGATCATGCGTATCGACGCGACGACCCTGGCGGGCACGGGTACCACGCTGACGTTCGCGGCGGCGTCCGGTAACACGCAGGTCAAGGACGCGACCTTCCTGTACACCAACCCTTCCTCAGCCTTCGACGTGAGCGGCGCGGCTTACTTCCTGCTCTTGGTCCAGACCGCAGGTGCGGGCCTGACCAACGGCGGCACGCCCACGGCTGAAGTGATGTTCCTGAACTAGCCATGTCAGACACCATCGGCGGCGGGCTTCAGGTGAGCGGGGTTCTCTCCCGCGCCGAACGCCTGCTCAAATCTGACAACGTGCTGCGGAGCGACTTCGACCAGACGGTGGCGATGGTCCGCAACATCCGTGATAACCCGCTTGCCAGCGACAAGGAACGGCTGAAGGCGGCTGAAATCATTATCGGTGTGATTGCTCGCGGCGACAAGCTCGCGTCCGAAATCGCAGCCGAGGAGCGGGTAGACGGCGGCAAAGCGACCGACCGCAAGGAAATGGTCATTGAAATCCGCTTCGACGACGCGGGCTAATGGACAAGGTACAGATCAACCTCCCCGCGCTGACACCACACCAGCGCAAGATCTTCTACGACCCCGCCCGCATCGTTGTCTGTGACGGATCGACCAAGAGCGGCAAGACGGTTGGCGGGCTGATCTGGCAGTTCGGCCAGTGCTTCGGAACGGGCGCGGGCAAGTCGCATCTGTGGCTGGCGTCGGTGTACCCGCAGGCGAAGATTGCGTACGACCGGCTTACCCGGTGGCTCCGCAAGGCAGACCCCGGCAAGATCATTTGGGATGAGAACAAGTCCGAGCTGTGCATCAAGTTCGCCAACGGCTCGCGGTGGTTCTTCAAGGGCGGCGACAACGCAGACAGCGTGTACGGTGCCGACTACGCATCGGCGGTGATTGACGAGGCCAGCCGCGTCAACGTGGAAGCCTGGCACGCGGTTCGGTCTACGACGACGGCGACACGCGGGCCTATCAGGATCATCGGCAACGTCAAGGGCCGGGCGAACTGGGCGTACGCACTGGGGCTGAAAGCAAAGCAGGGAGAGCAAGGACTCGCGTACCACGTCCGCACGGCAATGGACGCCATCGCGGACGGGGTGACGAATCCCGAGGAAGTCGAGGACGCTAAGCGGGTACTGCCGGAACACGTTTTCAAGGAACTCTACCTGTGCGAGCCAAGCGAGGACGGGGCCAACCCCTTTGGCTTGTCCCACATCCGCGCGTGCATCCGCCCGATGTCGTCAAAGCCTCCGGTCTGCTTCGGTGCCGACTTAGGAAACGCTCAGGATTACACCGTCATCGTGGGGTTGGATGAGGACGGGGCAACGTGTTTCTTTGAGCGGTGGCACAAGCTGGGTTGGGAACTGACGACGGAGAAGCTGGCGAAGATCATCGGCGAACTGCCCGCGATGGTGGACGAGGCTGGCGTAGGTTCGCCGGTTGTCGATCGTCTGCGGCGTGTGTGTCCGAATGTGGAAGGCTTCCAGACCGGCGCGAAGAAACAGATGTTGCTGGAAGGGCTGTGCATGTCCATCCAGCAACGGACGATCGCATACCCCCCGAACAGCCCTGAGTGTCAGATTCAGGGTGAGCTTGAAGCGTACGAGTACGAGGTTGGGAGAACTGGCCGCGTGTCGTATTCGGCACCTGCTGGCCTGCACGACGACTGCGTAATAGCCCTGGCCCTTGCTGCCCTTCGGCATGACCGCGTGAAGGTGGCGGGCCAGATCAAAGTTGAATGGGTTGGACTCGGCAAGGAAGACCGGGACATCTGGGATTCACTCTCTAACGACGACGAATGGGCCGAACGGCTCACGTAACCAATGGCAAAGGCACGCGCGAAGCCGCGCACGATCAAACCCACCGATGCGTCTGTCGAGTATTCGCTGGCGTACGTACGCCCGCAGGATACGAGCGGCGCACGGTTCACCGTCGCGGGGCGTGCGGACCTTCTGCTCCCCCGTATCAACCAGTGGCTAGAGATTGCCGCGCACGACAACGCCCAGACGTGCGCGGGCGTGCCGATGCGTCTGTACCGCTCTGCGAAGGCGTCGGGGCGTGGCAAGCAGTGGGGCGGCGTCAAGGTTGACAAGGCACGTACGGCGTACCTGCGTGGCGATACGGGCGACTACCCGAGCCTGAAGGCGATCGCGTGGGCGACTCAGGGTGAGGACATCGAGGAGGTTGTGAACGGCGACCTTCTCGCGTTCCTCCGCAGGCCCAACCCGTGGATGAGCGGGCGGGACTGGACGTACCTGCGATTCAAGAGCAAAGAAACCGTTGGTAACTCGTTCGCGTGGGTTGCCACGGACGGGCCGGAGCTTGAGGCGTACTTTCTGCCCCCGCAAGGCGTGCGCGTTGTCGCTTCGATGGATGAGCCGGTGTCTGCCTACCGCTACTCGAGGATGGGTGACAGGTATCTGGACATCGCCCCCGAGCAGGTGCAGCACGGCAAGTTCCGCCCGTCGATGCTCGATTGGCGTATCGGCGAGTCGTGGACGCATGGACTCATTCAGGCTGCGGACGTGTTGCAGGCTGCGGTTGACGCACAGCTCGCGCATTGGCGCAACGGTGCTCGCCCCGATTGGCTGCTCACGTTGCCGCAAGGTGCGTCGGTCGATACCCAGAAGTCGATCAAGGCCCAGATTCAGAACGAGCATCGCGGCCCGCAGAAGCGCGGCGGGTTCATGGTTGCCCCCGAGGGCACCAACGTACACACGCTCGGCTACGCCCCGAAGGATCGCGGGTACGAGGCCGAGATGGACTACTACCGCCGCATGATCGACGTTGCGGCGGGGCGTCCTGAGTCGCGTTCCAAGATGAACGACGCGAACCGGGCATCGGCACAGGCTGGCGAGACGCAGTACGCACGGCAGACGATCCTTCCCCGTCTCAGCAACGACGCGGAAGAGTTGACGGAGTTCCTTCTGCCCCTGTTCGGCCTGACCCCCGGCGAGTATTGGCTTGCCTACGACAACCCGGTAGCCGAGGACACGCAAGCCCGTACCGATCGCGTGCAGAAGTTGACCAGCTACGGCGTTATGACCATCAACGAGGCCCGCGCCCTTGAGGGTCTTGACCCGGTAGACGCTGCGATCGGCGACGTGCTGCGGTACAACGGCCAGCCGTTGGCGGTCGAGACGGAAGAGGAAGAGGCTGACGACGCGGAAACCGAACCGGGCGAGAACGAGGCGGGCGAAGAGGCCGAGCAAGAAGACGACATTGACCCGACCGAGGAAGCGACCAAGCGTGCAACGAAGGCCATCCACGACCTGACCCACAAGGCCGGTTGCGGGTGCTGCACTGTCAAGGAATACGACGGCGAAGCGATTGACCCCGCATTCGGTGAGATTGCCGACGACTTCGAGGATGCGGTTGCCGCGTGGATCATCGCCAACTCTGAGAACGCCAGCATCGGCATCGACGGCGCCGTGAACGTGGACGAGTCGGGGCTGGGTGACACGCTGTCGGCGTACATCCTCGCTGCCGTGGGCGTGTCACTGTTCGGCGTGCTGTTCGGCAAGGTGAACTACGCCAAGCGTGACGCGGACGCGGCTGCGGCTGAGATTGACAAGGCGGTTGCGCGCTACCGATCCTCGCCGATGAACGAGGCCGACAAGGAAGCCATGCGGCGTTCGGTCGCGGCGAGCATTAAGCAGCATTGTGAACAAGGCAACGTCGGCAACGTGATTGCGAAGCTCGACGGTGACGCGAAGGAAGTCGCACGCGGCGTTGCTGCGGACGTGTACCAGTGGGCGGAAACGGACGGCTCCGGCAGTGCGGCCCCGGTGATTCAGGCTTCCTACGGCAAGCTCTTGAGCCTTGCCGCGTTGGGTGCCTTGATCGCGGAACAGGCCCGGCGTGCCCGTGGCTTGGGCGGTGCGGCCAACCGTTACGCCCGCCGTGTCGCGTCCGGCATGGCGAACACGCAGCGGACGCTGATTACCAGCGCCGTCGTAGCGGCCCAGGCTGGCGGCGTGCCGTTGGATGCGGCCCTCATGTCCGCCCGTTCGTCTGCGGTTGATTCGGCAAACTACCGCTCTGTAGCCGTCGCCCGCACTGAGATTGCCGCTACCGACAACTACACCAATATCTGGGCGTACTCCGCTGGCGGTCGCGTTGAAGGCGTGGAATGGGTGCTGTCTGCGGTGCCGTGCCAAGCGTGCATCCTGCTCGCCATCGACACGGCACAGGCCAATGGGTCAATGGACCCCGTAGCCGCTGCCGGATTCCGCCAACAAGCCGAGGCGATCGGACCCGGTTACAACGACAACACGAAGCCGCAGTTGGCCGCGCTGGGTGCGTCCATCATGGCATCGGGTGCCAACTTCACCGTGCCGCTGGGTCGGGCGTTCGGGCAACCGGGCCAAGCGTTCGGCAACATCGACGTAGACGACGACGCGGCGGCTCGCCATATGGCATGGCTGCAAGCCGCTGGACAGGCGGACGGCAGGCAAGCTGGCACGTTCGAGTACGGCATCCACGCCCCGCCGCTGCACCCCAACTGCAACTGCTCTATCCGGCCCGTCTTCCGAGCCTAACCCATGTCATTCGAGATACAGACGATCAAATCCCGCATCGCGGCGATCAAGTCGCGGCACGGGCTGGCCGAGGATGCGCCCGTTGGCATCTTCGCCACGTTCGACACGAAGGCCGCACTCGACACCGAGAACGGCAACAACGACGTGCTGGCGATTGCCACGACCGACAACGTAGACCTCGATGATGAGGTCGTGCTTCCGAGCGGTTGCGATTGGTCGTACCTCAACGCGAATCGCAAGCTGTTCGTAGACCACCAGTACGACATCTCGCACTGTGTCGGTGCCCTTCGCTCGATGGCCCCGTACCCGTCGAAGGGTGCGATGAAGGGCTGGTCGATTCGGGCACGCCTCTACGACGGCATGCCCTACCCCGCTGCCGAGGCTGTCCAGAAGATCATCGCACAGGACGGAATCGGTATCAGCATCGGGTTCCTGGCACTGGACTACGGCGCACCGACCGCAGACGAGCGGATCAAGTACCCCGGCGCGTCGTCAATCGTCCGCAAGTCCAAGCTGCTCGAAGCATCGTTTACCTGCCTGCCCTGCAACGTGTCGTGCCAGACGCAGCGTGTGAGCATCGACGACAGCAAGGCCGCGAACATCGCCGCTCACGTTGACGCGAAGGCGCGCGACATTCTCAGCATCAAGCTACCCCGCCTGTCAATCAAGCTCCCGCCCGTGTCCTAACCGGCCCGCGCGGTCTTTCCCCTTCCCACGTTCACGACGGCCAACGCCTGACCACTACGGCGCGTGTCTACTGCGCGCCCGCGTGTCGATCGCGTGATGCCCGGCTGAGCAACGGACTTCCCACGTTCCAACCGGAGACACATACCCATGAATCGCAAGCAACTGCTCGCAGCCTTGACCGCTGCGGGCTACACCGGCAAGGCTGACCTCGCCGAAATCAAGCAGTATCTCGCCAACGAAGGCCGAGATTCCGACAGCATCACCATCAACGACGAGACGTACAAGATCGACGACGTGTTCGCTAAGGCGGCTCCCCTGAGCGCCAAGGTGGACGCCGAGGCCGATGAGCCCGTCATCGTCAAGCCCACCAAGAAGGCGTCCACCGGCTACGCCAACACCGTTGGCAAGGTCGAAAGCAAGGGTGTGATTGGCGCTCCCGCGATCCGCTCTGACCGTGAACGCGCTGTCAAGGCGTACACCGCCCGCGCCCGTAACCAGTCGGTTGATACGCCCATCGAGAAGCGTGCGATTTGGGAGGACGGCGAAACCGCCGAAGCCTTCACCGCGTTTTTCCGTTTGGCGAGCACCAATCCTGGCACGAGCTACTCGGAAAAGGCCACCGACCTTGAAATCATTGGCAAGGCCAACGTTGAGTTCGACAACACCCTCGGCGGCGCGACCGTTCCGCAGCAGTTTTCGAACCAGCTTATCTGGTTGACTGAGCAGTACGGCGTTGCCCTCAAGGTCGCTTCGGTCGAGCGCATGACCAGCGACGTTGGCAACTTCCCGCGTCAGACCGTTATTCAGCCCATGACGCCCTCGGCGGAAGGTGCGGTCAAGTCCACGGCTGACGACACCTTCGACAGCGTGACCCTCACCTGCCGCGAAGCCTCGCTCATCAAGCAGGCTTCGTATCAGTGGTACGAGGACTCGGCTGTTAACGTCGGCGATACGTTCGCCCGCAACTTCGCTGAGTCTGCCGCCCGCCGCATCGACCTTGATTACTTCCTCGGCGACGGCACCAGCGCGTACAACAACTTCATCGGTCTCAAGACGAAGCTCGGCACGTCGGGCAACAAGTACGTGCAGGCCGCCGGCGGCGCGTGGTCGGGCTGGACCTCGGCTGACTTCAACAAGGCCATTGGCCGCTTGGAGTTCGTCAACTCGGCTCGCCTCCGCATGATCGGTTCGCGTCAGAACTTCTACGCAGCTCCCAATCGCCTCCAGACCAACACGAATCAGTTTTCGCAGTTGGTTGGCCCCGGCGTTGAGGGCGCTGACAAGTCGTTCCTCTCGCTCCCGTACCACTTTGCGCAGGTTCTTTGGGAAGGCCAGACGGCTCCCGAAACCACCGCCGCCACCCCCGGCGTGTTCATCGGTGACTTTGCTGGCGGCAGCAAGATCGGCCTCCGCGATGAACTGAAGATCATGTATAGCGAGCATTACGGCTTTGCCAACGGCCTTCTGGCGTGGCGCGGCACAATGCGGTACGCGATCAACATCCACCTTGACGGCCGCGCTGCGACCTACGGCCCGATCCTCGCCCTCGGTAACTAAACCACAACCACCGGCCACGCCGGAGGAGTTCCACACATGATTTGCGGACAGAATGAGAACATTCAGATTCTTCGGTTGGCGACGAGCGCGGCGACCAACGCCACGGCGTCGTCTGCTGCGTTTGACATGAACGGCTACAAGGCTGGCAAGATGTACGTCATTGCCGCTGCCGCGACCGCCACCAACGCCAGCGCCAAGTTCGATTCGTTGACTCTGGAATACTCCAGCGCGTCGAACGCGGGCTGGGTGACTCAGTTCCAGGGCACCACCAACACCTCGACCACGAACACCTCGCAGTTCGTGATTGCGGGCAACAACAACACGAACTTGAACTACATCGCGGAGTTTAACTTTGTGCCCCGTGACCGTTACTACCGCGTCGTTGTGCAGGGTCCGACTGGTTACAACACGACCAGCGTCATCGGCTTTGGCTTCCGCGCGGATGAGATTCCGTCCACGGCTGCCGAGGCTGGCGTCGTCACTCGCGTGACCGCTGCCGGATAACAACTCACCGGAGCGGGGGTGAATCCCCGCTTCGGTTTTCTCGCAAAGGAGGAATCGTGGATTATCGCACAAAGGTTGCGCCGGAGTTTCGTTGGCTTATCGCACACGAGGATGGGTGGCAGTTCGGCGAGCGGGGCGTTCTGGCCCGCGTCGTCTCTGCCCTGCACGACCAGCCGAAAACGTGTGTCGAGTTTGGGGCTGGGGATGGGTTGCGTCTGCCGGTCCTGACCGGCCCTTTGATTGACGCGGGGTGGAAGGCCCGGCTGATTGAGGAAGACACGGAGGCTGCGAAGGCGCTGGCGAACCGCTACCCGTCTGCGGAAGTGGTCGCGCAGCGTGTGACGCCCGAGACGATCGACGTAGTAGACAAAGCGTTTGGAGAACCGCCAACGCTTGTGGTGATTGACGTTGACGCGAACGACCTTGACCTGGCGTTGGCGATCAAGTCAAAGCCCGCCGCGTTCCTGATTGAACATTGGGACGAGGGCGACGACAACAACCCGCGTGCGGCAGCTCGACCCGTCCGCGTTGGCGAAAGGACCGACCGCGAGTTTACGAAGCAGGCCAACAGCGTTGCCGTGGCTGAGAGCATGGCGGCGGCTGGGTACGTGCCGGTGTGGGTTGGGCGGATCAACGGTCTGTATGTCCGCAGCGACCTTGCGGGGCGGCTGGAGCGCAAGCGAACGCCCGCAGGCAAAGACCCGATCCGGCTAAACATCGGCTCATACGACATCAAGATTGACGGCTTCACGAACATCGACCGCAACAACGGAACGGAGGCGTACCCGCTCGACTACGACGATGCCAGCGTCGATGAGATTCGGGCCTCGCACATCCTTGAGCATTTCTCGCACACGCAGACGCAGGACGTTCTGAACGAGTGGGTGCGGGTGCTGAAGCCCGGCGGACGCATCCGTATTGCCGTGCCTGACTTCGGCAAGTTGGTGGAGGTTTACGACGGCAAGCGGGTGTCCGAGTTCGGCGTGCAGAACGTGACCTTTGGCGGACAGACCGACGCGAACGACTACCACAAATCGATGTTCGATTACGGCGGCTTGTTCGTGATGATGCAACGGGCGGGGCTGGTTGGCATCGACCGATGGAAAGCAGACATCCCGAACGAGTGCTCATCCCTGTCGGTGTCGCTGAACCTTGAGGGCTACAAGCCGTCGCTGAACCTTCAGGAGATGTCACGCAAGACGCGGGCGGTTATGAGCGTGCCCCGCATCTTGTTCACCGACACGGCCCGATGCTGTGAGGAAGTCTTCCGCAGGCACCAAATCCCGTGGGACATGGAGACGGGCGCGTTCTGGGGCCAATGCCTTGAGCGTGCGATGGACCGCATCGCCAACCGCAACGACGGGACCGAGTTCATCCTTGCGGTGGACTACGACACGATCTTCGATTCCAACGTCCTCGGGCGGCTGTTCATGCTCATGGACGCGAACCCCGACGTGGACGCGATCGCTCCGCTCCAGGTTGGTCGCGGGCGTGACTTCATGCTGGTCGCGTCTGACAAGGCGGCTGGCGCAAAGGAACTGATCGGCCCGCTGTTTGACGCAACGATGGCGCACTTTGGATGCACGCTGATCCGCGTGTCGGCGTTGAAGAAGATGCCGCACCCGTGGTTCTGGGCACAGCCGAACGCAGAGAACAAGTGGGGCGAGGGCCGAACCGACGACGACATCTATTTCTGGAAGAAGTTCCGCGAGGTTGGCAACCGTCTGTGCGTTGCAACCCGCGTGAGCGTCGGGCACATCCAGAGCGTGATTAGTTGGCCGACAGAGAACATGCGGGTGCATCACCAGTACATGGACAACTACAACAACTACGGGCCACCGGACGAGCGGCGGCAGTAGGCGCGGACCTAGTAACCACCCAAATCATCGCTCCGCGCCTCCTTTCCTCGGCGCGTTGGGGGAAACCCTTTCGCGCCGGGTTATGAAACAGAACGCAAAGAACAAGAAGGTCAAGCCGGACAAGATCAAGAACAAGGGCACGCCCCGCGTCCTAATTGCGACCGCAGGCACCACGAAAGCCGCGTAACCAATGGCACTCAGGCAGCTGGATGTGCGTTCAGCCAATCGTTTACGTTCAGGTACCCGTACTTGGCGCGTCCATCACGAGCAGCCTGGCGTGCGTCGGCGGCAGTGGCAAACGTTCCGAGGTTGATCATCTTGCCGCGATAGTGGCAATAGGCCATAAACGTTCCGCGCCGCTTGTCAAACGAAACGCCGCGTCCGTACTGGTTTCGGTTCCGCTGAATGACGCGGTTTCGTTGGTTCTCTGACTTGGTTACAAAGCGAAGGTTGCATCGCCGGTTGTCCCACTTGTCGCCGTTGACGTGGTCGATTTCGTAGCCGATCGGAGCATCGGAGCCAATGGCGATTGTGTGCATGTAGTCGCGGAAGCGATGTCCAGTTTTGGACGCAGACGACAAGTAATTGGCACCGGAAATCGTCCAACCGCGCAAGACAAATTGATCTTTGATCGCAGTGTCAACCAGTGCGTAGCCACAAACTATTCCGCCTCGGCGATGGATTGGGATAAGGCAAGTATCGCCGCAGTCGTAGTACCAATAACGGCTCGGTTTTGCCATAACGGATTATAGCATGGCGTTGATAACAAGTGCCAACTACAAGGATTACGCTGGCATCTCTGACACATCATTCGATGCGTTCCTGGCCGTCGCTGTTCCAGCGGTGCAGGACACCATCGAATCGCTGTGTGGCCGATCCGCAGGAGGTTTCGAGTCCGCATCGTGGACCGAGACGTTTAGCGGTGCCGAGACGCCGTGCAAGTACCTTCGCAATTGGCCGGTCACGGCTATTGCGTCGGTGTCGTTCGTGGACGCGGACGGCACGTCATCGACGTTGGATTCGTCGCGGTACGCGATCGACCCCAGCGGGCGTGCGGTCTGCATGACCGGCTCCATGATGGGCCGGGCGCTCATGGCAACGGACGGCAGCTTTGAGGGCTACTTCGCCCCCAACCAGACCGGCGTACGCCCGCAGTTCCTTGAGGGCATGAAGAACTACACGGTGACGTACACGGGCGGGTATGCAGCCGTCCCGTCCCGGCTCAAGTGGGTTTGCTACCGGATGATTGACCAGATGATCGCCGATCGCCGCGTGCCTGGCGATCTGAAGTCTGAGAGCATCGGCGACTACTCGTACACGAAAGAGGCTGCGGCGGGCCTCATCTCGCAGGAAGTGCGTGACCGCCTGCAAGAGTGGATTGTGAGCGTGGCATGATCCGATTCCCGTACCACCTGACAAACGGCACGTGCGCGATTCACGACGGCACGGCGGGTACGGCGGTGAACGGCATGCCCGCGTACACGTTCGCCACCAAGACGGGCCTATCGGCGGTTCCGTGTCGGTATCAGCCGGCCGGCTACTCGGATTCGCTCCGGCTCGGGCGTGAGATGGGCGAAGTCACAGACACGTTCTTCCTTCCGCCCACGGTTGGCAGCACGGCGGTTGTCGTCAACGCACAGGACAAGATCGTTTTCAACGGCAACACGTACCGGGTCATCGGCTCGGGTGCGGTGTCTGCAGGTGACGGCGGCATGATTCGCGTTCTCTGTTCGCGGAACACGTAATGGCTATCACCGTCCGCATCGTTGACAACTCGAATGCGTTCATGCAGCGGACGATGGGCAATGTCCGCATGGGCGTGGAGGCGGCGGCAGAAGCGTTAGCCGCTGCGATGAAAGACACGCTATCGAGTCGCGGCGGTGCTGGTGGCGGTCTTGGCTCCGGTGCCGGTGGCGTCTCGCCTAGCAGCCCCGGAAGCCCGCCCGCGATGCAGCGTGGCGCGTTGCATCGGTCGATCGGATCGACAATCGCAACGGTGAAGGGTTCGGTTGTGTCGGCACGTGCTGGCGAGAACTTGTCGCGGTTTCCGAATCGTCGGCAGTACGGCCTTTCGCTTGATCGAGGCTTCACCGCAACCGCACGCGGCGGCGCGTTGCTTGTCCCGTTGCAGCCCGAGGCACATCGACTGCTCGAGCGGAACATGGTGCGGAACAACCCGCAGCTGTTCATGGTGCGGCGTCCCGGCAAGCCCCCGCTACTCGCCCGCAAGGGCCCGCGCGGTTCCATCGTGCCCCTGTTCGTGCTGAAGAAGTCCGTAACCGTCAAGCCCCGCCCCTGGCTCCGTCCATCCCTTGACCGCGCACGCCCCGCAATGGCGGCGGCGTTCATCCGGGCGGCGTCCGTTGGAAGGAACGCGGCATGATCCCTGAACTTGAGACGTACATCTACGACACGCTGCAAGCGCAGACCGGACTTACCGCGTTGGTGAGTACCCGCATCACCAACATCTACGGCAGTCGTTCGACGCTGGTATGCCCCTATGTCGTCTACCAGATCACCGAGGATCAAGAGTCGGACACGATGCGCGGCGACGGCGTAACCGCGACGATCGAGTTTCACATCTACGACTACGCCGAAGGCAACACGAACGACGTGTCACGCCAGATCATCGACCAGATTCGGGGCGATGCGGCGACACAGACGAACAAGGTACCGACGTACGGGCTGCACCGTCGCATCCCCGGCGAGATGCCTAGCGGCTGGCAGATTTCACAGATCATGCGTGTGGGTGGCACGACCGCGCACGAGCGCGATTTTCTCCACTACATCGAAACGTACCGCGTCACGGGTTCGCTCGGAACCTGAGAAGGAATCACTATGGGCAGGCAAGTCACAGGTCTTGAAGGCACGATCACCTCTTGGGGTTCGGGCGCGTCCGACTGGCACAATCACCTGATTGCGACCGGCACCGCACCAACAAACGTGACGGTGAACGTCGAAGGGCCGGAGATGGATACCACATCCATCGGCGGGCCTTCGTCGAATCGCACGTACCGCAACATGCTGGCCTCGTGGACCGTCACGGGCGAAAGCCTCTGGCCGCGTGCGAATGCGTACGTGGGCGCTCAGGGGCTTGTCACGTACGCCAGCGGGTACACGCAGCACGTTCGCGGCTGGTCGCTAAACATGGCGTGGGACGCACTGGACGTGACCGAGTTCAATGCGTCCGGCATCCTGTGGCGTTCGTTCCGCCCGTCGTTCCGTGGCAAGTTCACGGGTTCCTTCCGGGGGCTGGTGGACGATGCAGCCGCGTTGACGCTGGTTACGCCGTGGACGAACACGAGCGCAAAGGCGATGACGCTGAAACTCTCCGAGGACGGCGGCAACGACAACTCATTCACGATCGCCGATGCGATCATCACCCGCGCCGGTATCGGTATGCCGATCCAGGCGGGCGGGTTGGACACGCTCGATTACAACTTCACCGTGTCGGGTGCGATGAACTGCCTGTCTTCCAGCGGCGACGGGTCCAGCACCTTCGGCATCAACGTGCTACCCGGCAGCACTTCGGGCGTGGCCGTAACCATGCCGACGTACGACAACGGCACCAACGGCGTGCCCAATAAGACCATGCTCATCAAGCTCGCCGATGGTTCGTCGGACGTGTCGCTCAGCGGTACGGCGTTCCTGACCAGCGTCAACATCACGTGCGACGTTGACCAGCCGATCCGCGTCTCGTGGACCGCACAGGGCACGGGCGTGCTGACTCCGGCGTATGCCTAATTGAAAATCAGCAACAGAACGCCGCCAAGCAAGAAGACGACGACAGCCCCAACAACGGCAGCGCCAAGAAGCTTGAACGTGCGCCGTGTTTGCTCTCGGCGTTCTTCAGTTCTTGCCTGCCGCATTGCCTGAATCATTTCGTCTTTAGTAGCCATGCCGGAATAGTAGCCAATGGCCGATAACGTCTTTTCATCCGCACAGATTCGAGTAGAGGCCGAAACCTCTAAGGCAGAGCAGGCGCTCAAAGACCTGCGCGCCAAGATGGACGAACTCGGCGCGGCTGCTCAGACGCTTGCCGAGAAACAGAAACAGGCGACGGACTCGGCTGCGGACATGGGCCGCGTCACGACCGCCCTAAATGAAGTCAAGGCGTCTCTACGCGATGTCAACTCGCTATTGACGGTGCTTGCAAAACTTGAGGCACCCGTCAGGATTGCAAGGGACTTCTACCAGCTCGGAACAGAAATTGAGGCAGTAGCAGAAAAACTGCTCGGCATTCCTGACGTGGTTGGCGAGGCGGCTAAGGCGCTAGCCAATGAGGGGCAATCCCCAGCCAACATCCTTCGCCAGCAGATCAAGGACTTAGAGAAAGAGTGGCTTAGCTCCAACTTCTGGGAGTTGTACAAGAACTCGTGGCGCAAGACGTTCGATGGAATCTTCGGCACGGAGTTTGAGGCCAAGCGGGACGCGGCAAAGGCTAAAGAACGAGACACGCTCAAGCGCAGCCTGAAGAATCAGGAAGACGACGCTCTCAAGGCGGAGGCAGACCTTGCCGCACAGAAAAACCTGTTGGCAACCAAGAAGGGCGAAGAGCGCATCGAGATTGAGCGGCAGATGGAGATTGACGCCGCAAAGAAGAAATACAAGCAGCACGCAGCCGCTGTGATTGAGTCCATCAACCTTCGCAAAGACGCGGAGCTTGCGGCAAATCGAGAAATCGAGGCTGCACGAGAACAGATGGACAAGAGAAGAGAGCAGCGCGAGCTTGACGAAATTGCAGATCGCAAGAACGCGTACATGGACCTCATCAACAAAACGAACGAGGCAAACGCAAAGATTGCCGAAGCAGCGGCTAAAGAAATGGCCCGCGCGTTGTCTGGCGTTGCTAGCCAGTTCAACAGCATGTTCAACCTGAACCAGTTGACAATGACCGTCAACCAGCTCGCCGCCAACATCGAAAAGATCGCAGACCAGCGCAAATCCGCTGGACTCTAAACCATGCCCGCAACCGGACGCGAAATTATTACCAGTCGGTCTTACTCGACCGACTCTGGCGGACGCACCGTAGCCACAAGGCGATGGCGCACCGAGGCTACAAGCAGGGCCGAGGCCGCGACGTACCTTGCCACGGCGGGCGTGTCGATCGGGTCCGCACATCCCGAGTTCTCGAATCTGTTCTTGGATTCGATCGCCTACGAACCGAACGACGACGGCACGTACGACGTTGGCGGCAACTACTCATCGACAAATCTGTTTGTCCTTGAGAGCACCAACAAGAAGAACCTGCCGAGCGCCCCGTACTACCGCGTCAACTTCAGCACGTACGACTACACGGTTGATGTGCCGTTTGGCGTCCGCATCACGCACACCGTTGCCAACGCAACGCCGCCAACCCAGAAGATGTGGGTGCCAAACAAGCAGAAGGTCTACAAAACAGACGTAACGCTGACAATCGAAGTTCGCCCCCCACGGTTGGGGCTGTCTGGCGTGTCGCTGATCGCACAGCAGGCGTACCGCATCCACACTTTCAACGCTGACGGCGGCGCGGGTAAGTGGCTGTTCATCGGCGGCAATGTGTCGTCTGCGTCCGACACGGAAGACTTTGTAAAGTACCAGTGGAGACGCGATAGCGGAGACTTGGCGTGGCAGGCTGGCGTTGGACCAATTGCCAACAAGAACGCATACGACCCGCAGCTTGTCAGTAGCGAAAAGACTGTGCTGTTTCCCGAGATTGAACGCAAGCCGCACGAGGTGTTGCTGATGAAGCAAGCCGACAACGGCCCGACGTTCTGGCCGGTCTTCTACGCCATCATGCCGTATTCCCTCAACGCAAACGGTTGGACGACGCTGCCCGGCCTGTCTGTGGTGCCCAACCTGTGAGCAGCTTGTACCAAAACACCAAGTGCCATGCGATTGTCGTGTCCGTTCAGGGCACCAATCCCGGCCCGGCGTCTGGCATCTCGTACACGCTGGACGTCAACCACGAGAGCGGCATTGTCCGTTATGTCGGCGTCAAGCCAGCCAACAACCGCCCGCCGGACACGATCGACACGAAAGCCGTTGCTGCTGGTACTGCGTGCGAGGTGTGGTTTGTAAGCGGATTCATGCAGGCGATCATTTACGAGTTCCCCGACTGGCAATCATGCTGAACAAGCAAGTCATCCCCATGTCCCCCGTCTCCATCGCGTACGCGGGGCGTGCCTCTCCATCGAACGGCGGCTCATCCGTGTTCTCGCTCATGGGTGCTGAGTACATGAGCGTTACCGCCGCGTCGATTGGCAGCACCGCATGGTCTGCGGGCGTACTCACGCTCAAGGTGTCCAACCACCGTGAGGGTCCGTTCATGGCCCTTCCGTCCACTATCACGATCACCAATTCCGCGCCCGTCTCCGCTGTGGTGGACGTGCGCGGTTACGCATTTGCCGTCCTCGATGTGACGACGGCTGAATCTGGCGTCGTTCTTGACATCGCTGCCTGCTTGTACGCGGCGGCCTGACTCACAAGGAAATCCGATCTATGGCTATCGCCTATCTCAATGAGGGCGCGGTGTCTCTTGCTGCCGCGAACTGGTCCGACGCTACGGGTTTGGTGTCGTCTGCCGAGTGCGTGATTGATCGCGGCGGGCAGGCGATTGTCACCAACCTGGATTTCTCGGCCATCGCCACAACCCGCGTGGCGTACCTGCACATCCGTAAGCCGTTCACCGGCAGCATCGGAAACAGCAGCGTTGGCCCGCTGAAGGTGAACACGTCCAGTGCGACGTACTACGCGGCTGGCGGCGGTTCGCTGTACCTTCAGTCGGCAGGCCCGGCCAGCAACACGACGGTGCTGTTTGAGATGCCCACCGGCACGGGTGGCGCGGCGTACTTGCAGGGCGGCACGTTCACTGAGGCCCGCATCTATGGAGGGCAGTGCTACGTCAACGCATCGACGGTCGTTACCACGATGTACGCCATGTCGTCATCGGTCACGATCGACGCCAACGCCACGGCGATTACCACGCTGTACGTGTTCCCCGGCGCAACGGTGTACCTCAAGCGTTCCGCTACCAACGTGGTTGTGCTGGGCGGTACGCTCATCATCGACGGCGACGGAATCAGCGTTACCACGCTCCGGCAGTCTGGCGGTAACGTCGATCACCGCTCGGGCGACATTGCCACGTTCACGGCTGAGGGTGGCGCGTACACGAACCAGACCCTTCGCCGGGATGCGACGATCGCGGGTACGGCGGCAACGATCTATCCGGGCTTTGCGGGTGCCCTCATGCGTGCCCCCGGTGCAACGGTCACCTGGACGACCGCCAACATCACCTACGTCGGCACCAACTCCGGCCCGTCCACGATGTACGGCACGCCCCCGATCAACTTCTAACCCGTGCCAAAGCTCAAGCTGTCAGGGAGAAAGCTGTGTACCACGGGCCGCAAGCTGGCGGTTTGTGGATGCACGCCGACGTTTCAGTGTTGCCAGAACGGGGGCAACTGCCGTTTCGCGGTGCCCAATTCGCCATTCTCATACAGAACGTGGACTAACTTTTCGTATTCTGGCACGTACACCGAGTTTGGTGTTCTTGGTGCCGCGTACTCGGGATCATGCGAACGGGCGTACAGCTCCGCAAACTTTACCGTCAGCCAAATAGATAACTCTTGGCCGTGTTCGCAGGGTGGTTCTGCCACAACCACTGTGTTCTACGAATCTGCTGCGTGCTCCGTTCCGGCAAGCGCGACGGGCGGGACGGTACAAAGCAACACGACAATCTATATTCCAAACTCTCCGGATTTTCCAGGTGGGCCGTCGTTGGCAACTGTTGCGGGGTGGTACTTTGGTGGCGGCGCTGGTGGCGTGCAAACATCCACACTAAACGTACGAGTAACAAACATCGTAGATTTACGAGCAGCAAATGGGTTCAGGGCACAATCAGGATTTGACGCAACAATAGGAATAAATGCTGGCGTTCCCTACGCCGTTCTTACGCAATCGTGGACCGGCACGATTACACCAAGCCTCATCCTTGACGGATCGTGCCTTGTCGGCATCCGCGCAGATTTCAATGCGTCTCGCACGTTTCCGTCTGGTCCGTTTCCAAACCATCCGCTTGTGACGCAAACGATGTCGGGATACAGCGTAGTAGCAATCTGCAACAAGCTGGTTGGATGTACCGGCTCCGGCATCACGTGCGGATCAACCCCGCCCGGCGCGTTGTCGCTGTCCGACGACCTCGACGCCGCCCTCTTTTCGTAATGTGCGGTTGCCAATCCAACATCGACCCCGCGACCCGCGCGGCACTGGCCCTGTACGGACTTCCGTACCGGGACGGCATCGTGACATGGCTCGGCGTTGATTGGTACGGCATCCCGTACCCGTTGCGGCTGTGGATCATCGCTACCCGCGCGATCGTGCTGGCGATGCGAACGGGTGAAGCGGTCAACATCCCGGACCCCGACGTGTTCGCGGGCTGCGGGTGCATCAAGCGGCTCAAGGACTGGGTAGCCCCGTGAAGCTCTACGACTGCCTGTACCCGCACGATCGGCCCTTCACGCCCCGTGCGCCCCTGTCGGGCATGGTGGACGTTCTGGTAGACGGCCAGCGGTTCTACGCCGTAAAGCCCAACACGGGCGGGGCGCGTGACGTGTCCCGCTACGACGCGGCAGAAGCCCGCAAGTGGCCCACGCTCTCACCGGGCGCGTTGGTAGTCGTCAACATCGAAAGCCGTGCCGATCGCATTGGCGAGGCTCACCGCCCGCTGCGTTCGGACACCCGCATTCACGTTGGGCGTGACATTTCCAACGACTGTGCGTTTATCCGTCAGGTCATCGCCGACGTTCGCACCGGCAGCGAGACGGCACCCGTGGGGCTGTACGGCATTCTGCCCACGGGCTTCAACGTCTTCAACTCGGTCATCACCAACGACACGAACGAGTTGCGCCGGTCGCAGATCGCAAACGACTTCCTTGCGTTGGAACTGATTGAGTGCTTCGACACGCTGCACCCGAGCCTGTACGTCAACAGCACCAACATCCAGCACTGGCAGCGGTTTGCACGCTGGCAGGTCGATGAGTGCCGCAGGCTCGCGCGTGCGTATGGCATCGGCCTGCCGATCATCCCGTTCATCAGCCCTGAGATTCACCCGTCAGCCGGACGCGGCCTTATCTCGCCGGAGTTCTGGCAGACGCAGATCAAGACGCTGCGGGACTTGGGGTGCGACGGTGCCGTTCTCTGGTACTCATCCGCCAACTGCACCATGAAGCAAATCGGTCCCTACGGCGAGCTTGCCGTACGCGCGATCGCCCCGACAACCGCCGCGATGAATCACGGGGACGCCACCGCCGCGTTCCCACGAAGGACCGACTAGGAGGACACATGGCCGCGAAGTGGGAACTAGAACCCGTAAACCAAGTCTGTACAATCGTCAACGTGCAGATGCCTACGGGCGTGCGTCACTTCAAGGCTCTTCTACTCGCCGACGTTCACATAGACAGCAAGTGCCACCTCGACCGCACGCACCGCAAGATTCTGGACGCGGCGAAGGAAGCCAACGCCCCCATTATCAAGCTCGGCGACACCTTCGATGCCATGCAAGGGCCGCACGACAAGCGATCCGCGAAGGGCAGCACGCGGGCGGACTTGGACGGGCAAGACTATTTCGATCGACTCGTGAACACCGCCGCCGACGTGTACGAGCCATATGCGGACCAGCTCGCCTACATCGGCATGGGCAACCACGAAACGTCCGTGCTGAAGCACTCGGGTACGAACCTCACAACGCGGCTGTGCCAGGAGCTTCGCCACCGCACGGGCAAGACCATCGTCCCCGGTGGCTATCGCGGGTGGGTCCGGTGGCAGTTCACGCTACGGGACTCGTGCAAGCGGTCGAAAAACATGTATTGGTGCCACGGCGCGGGCGGTGGTGGCGAGATGACATTCGGCACGCTGAAGGTCAAGCGCCGGGCTGCGTACACGCCGGACGCGGACATCGTTGTGAGCGGGCACATCCACGAGGATTGGAACCTTCGCATCGCTCGCTACCGCCTGACCATCCACGGCAACGAGACGCAGGACGAGCAGCTACATATCAGCGTCCCGAGCCTGAAAGACTCTTCGACGGGTAAGGCCCTCTCCTGGGAACACGAGAAGGAAATGCCGCCGAAGGTGAGCGGTGCGTACTGGCTGACGTTCACCGCCAGCCGTGGCGAACGTGACGAGACGAACGTGATTGCCAACTGTCAAAGGATCATTGCGGACGAACTCTAACCGTGGGGGTGCCGATGCTGCCGTGGCCGACGATTCGGGATGGTGAGGCTTACGCCGCACCGTTGGAGTGGATCGACCCAGACGAACAGCCGGAGGTTGACGCACCATGCTAATCCCCCCGCACCGCCGCAAAGGGATCCCCGCCGCCGAACAGCGGAGGCTCATGCGCGAGTACGCCATCTTCGCGCGGATGGGGTTCGCAGACGACGAGCTTGTATTGCTGGAAGTTGACGGCGAGGAAAAGCCAACGGACAAGTGGCAGGTGGTGCCGCGTAAGGCCGTTCACGTGTGGCCGTAGGTGCCGACATTCGCGTTTGTGAGGGGACAGCAACGGGGACAAGCAGCAGCCCGTGTGCATAGACGACGCATTATCAACGGTTTAGAGAACGCCCGTACACATTGCAAATCCGTTGCGCAAGCTTCGTGGGTTCGAATCCCACCCCGGCCTTTCGCCCATAAATCACCGCAGGTTTCGCACGAACGCTCGGCAAATGCCGGGCGTTTTGCGTTTTTGGGTGCTTTGGCGTGGTTGACGCAGGCGGACATAACGCGACACACGCGGACATGAAAAGACACCGGCGAGGGGACAGGAAGGGGACAGTTCACGGAAGCCCGCGTACCGCTTTTGCCCGTGCCGCGTCTTGTTGGTGGGCGTAGACATTCAGGTACAGGTGCGCCGACGAATGCCGCGTCAAGCTCTGCCCCGTCTTCGCGTCCGTTCTCGCCGCGATCCATGTCGCGTACGTGTGCCGCAGGGCGTGGAAGTCCAGCGTGCCCGCCGCAGTCGTCACCTTGACGCCAGCGGCTTTGGCGTCTGCCCTGACCATCTCCGCGAGCCTGGGCCAGTCCAGTTGGAACGCCGCACCTTTGGCCGGCAGGGACGCGATGTAGGGCCGCAGCACCTTCGCCAGCGTGTCACTAATCGGCTGCGTGTCTCGCCTGCCCCGCTTGCTGTACGCGGCCTGCACGGTCACCGTGGGCGGCTTGGCGTCAAGGTCGAAGGACTCGCGGGTGAGGCTTGCCAGTTCCTTTGCACGGAAGCCCGTACCCGCCGCGAGTTGATAGAGCAGCCCCCGGTTCTCGACCGTGACCCGCCGCCCGTTCGCCAGCGTGGGCGTGGGGTTGGCGTTCGCCGCCTGCACCAGTGCATCCAGTTCCTTCGGCGTGAGCGCCCTCCTGTAGCGTGTTCTGTCCCGCTCCGCGTCCACGAGGTCGAGGTCTCGCAGGTAGTCCTCGGATGCACGCTTGCGGCGGTACAACCACGAGGAAAACCCTTTGCACGCCCGTATGTACGAGTTCACCGTCTGACCCAACAACGGCGACTTACCCCGCGTAAACGAGCGGATAGCCCGCAGCACCGCAGCCGAATCCATCTTGCCAGCAGCATCTAGCACGCGGCGAATCTTCTCGATTGTCCCGTCCACGTACGCGGGCGTGTTGCCCTTGTCGGCTAGGTACTGCCTGTAGCCTACAAGCGTGGGCGTGCCGTCAAGGTTGTCGGTTATCGTCGCGTCCGCATGCTTCGCCACCGGCACGGGCACGGGCAGACCCCGCTTGATCCGCAGTTCACGTTCGGCGATGTCCTTCGCCATCGCGTACGCCGTGTCGTAGTCGTCGGTGCCGCTGCCGACTTCGCGGATGTTGCCGGTCGCGTCGGCGTACCTGATCGTCCACTTGTCGTCAACGACGATGCACCGCTGGCCGCGAGCCGCGCCCCATACGGTGCCGCGTCTAGCCAGGTCAAACTCGACCCCGCGTACGCCACGCTTTGTCACGGGCCGCGCACCTGCCGGGATGGGCATGGATCGTTTCTTGCGGTAGACGCGGGGCATGGCTAAATCGCCGGAAGCGTTCGCCGATGCTGGATCACAACCCCGAACTGCTCAATATGCTCGCGGGGTACGTGCTGCGGCGGATAAGCCTTGTTGTCCTTCGTCAGCAAGAACGCCCCGCTTTCCTGTGGATACCACCGGCAGAGCATACCGCCCGGCTTTGCCGCGTCTGCCCCGATCCTCACGTACACCACCGATCCCGGCGCTGGCATCGCATCCGCGTCCGGCGGCACGTTGCGAACGATCACAAGGTCACCGCTGTTTAGCGTCGGTGCCATGCTTTGACCGTCTACGACGATGGCAAACACGTTATCGATGTCGGTCTGTATGTCTACGTCCGTGTAGGCGTAACCGATTCGTGAGTTCACATCCCACTCCGTATTGTCAATTTGCTGGCCCGCAGCCGTGCGGTTGATAATCGGAATGCGCGGCTTCGGTCCAGAAGCCATGAGTGATTCAAGGTCAGACGGTTTGACCTTGAGCGCCTTTGCGAGGCGCGGAAGTTCTCCCATACGTACACGCGTGTCGCCCCGTTCGCGACTGGTAATTGCTCCTGTTGAAAGGCTGACCAGCCGCGCGAGGTCGGCGGCTGACATGCCCAGGGTTTCCCTGCGTTCTCGGATGTACTTTCCGATTTCCACAACCCAAAGGTACGGCGTGGAAAAAGACGGTTCGCTCACCATGCCGTAAGACTAGCATTTATCTAGCCTTGTGTCAATACGCTAGATTTCTGCTAGATTTCGGCTAGACAATCGGCGTTGTTGTCGATATTCTGTGGGCATGGATGTTCGCATCAAAGTCATCACGGTACAGGCCACGGAACGGGACAGGGACGCTATCCGTGCCGAGGCCAAGCGGTTTGGCATGAAGCGTCCGGCAATTCTGGCCGCGATGGTCAGGCTTTGGGAGTCGGCTTCCGACTCTGAGAAAACGGCGGTCATTGGGCACCCGCTGGTAGGCGGTGCCGCGTGAACACCTACGCGACCAAGCAGCAGATTGCCCAATCGCTCCGCGTCAGCGTTCGCACCGTCGATCGCATGTCCAAGCAGGGAATGCCCCACGTTCGCATCGGTCGCTTGGTTCGGTACGTGCCAAGCGCCGTCGAGAACTGGCTGGACCGCAACGGCGGCAAGGGCGGGGGCAGGAACGACAAGCGGATCAAGTAGATGCACCACATCCCGCAGGCGCGGAAACGCGGCTGGCGGGGTTTCAACAGAAGCGGCCCCGCGTCGTTACCGCGAGGCCGCACAGCACAGGAAAGGAAGGTTTCCCATGCAGACGAATGGTACGCACCCCGGCGATGATCGACTCGCCAAAGCGATTGCTAACGGTCACCCGATCGCGTCCACATACCAGCAGGCGATGGAACTCATCGCCCAAGAGAACGCCGCAGCAGCGAAGGCCGCGAGCGGACGGGAAATGGAAGCGACTCGGCGTGCGATGGCGCTGAGCCGCGCGTGCGAGCGTGCGGACAAGGAACGGCATCACCCGATCGGACCCGGAAGGCCTGGCGTGCCCGTGTTCAGTCGCATCGACGCATTTATCACCGAGGGCACGAAGGCCATGCTGTGGGCACAGGAAGAACTTGCTTCGATGGAGTTTGACGTGCCAGACGCGAGCAGGCTTGCGGACGTTCTCGAACGCATCGTCACGGGCTTGCGTGGCGAGATGCCGCGCGACGTGGAGCCGGATTCTCGCCGTGGTTGCTGCGGCGTGACGCTCATCCAGCGTGAAACCGAGGACGGCACCGACTACGAGTGCCCGTTGTGCGGCAAGGAGGTGACGGAATGAACTACCAGTGCATTTACCGCGACAAGGGCATCGCCGAAATCATCGACCCGACCGGCCACTCTCACCTGATCGACTTCAACAAGCAGGGCGGCGTGTTTGTGCTGGAAGCGATCATCGCCGCCGCGATTGGGAACGCCGTCAACGACGCGAAGCGTCAGGCACGCGCGGCGGTGTACGGCAACGCGACGAACGAAGGGGGTGGTGCATGACCGCTACGACCCTCTACGGCTGGGCCGTGTTCTGTGCCCTGTGCGCCGTCCTTCTGCTGCCCATCGTCGCAGTTCTCGTGAGCGACATGTTGGGCATGTACGACGAACGCGATTGACACCGCCTCTCCCTTGCGGAAACGCGGGGAGGGGTTTTAGAGGAGTACCCATGTCTACCGAACTTGCAATCATCGCGTTCACGCCCGAGAAGTTGGACCTGCTCAAGCGCACCATCTGTCAGGGTTCCACCGACGATGAGTTTGAGTTGTTCGCCAACGTCTGCCGCCGCACGGGGCTTGACCCGTTCGCCCGTCAAATCTTCGCGGTCAAGCGGTGGGACAACAACCAACGCCGCGAAGTCATGGCCGTGCAGACCAGCATCGACGGGTTCCGCCTTATCGCTCAGCGTTCCAACCAGTACGCGGGGCAGGATGGCCCGTACTGGTGCGGCGAGGACGGCGTGTGGAAGGACGTTTGGCTCAGCGACAAGCCGCCGTCCGCCGCTCGCGTGGGCGTGTACCGCGTGGGCTTCAACGCCCCGATCTACGCGGTGGCGCGATGGGAGTCCTACGCACAGGTGAAGAAGGACGGCGCGCTCATGGGCATGTGGCGCAAGATGCCGGACCTCATGCTCGCCAAGTGTGCGGAAGCCCTGGCACTTCGCCGAGCGTTCCCGCAGGAGTTGTCGGGCCTCTACACCGGCGACGAAATGGCACAGGCCGAGACGCCCGAGCAGGTCGAGACGCCGCGCCCGTCGCACGCCGACGTTGCAAAGCAGGCCGTCGCATCCCTGCCCGCTGGCGAGAACCACAAGGCCAAACTGATGAAGATGCTGGGCGAAGAGCTCGGCATCCAGATCACGGGCAAGAACAAGGACACGTGGCTGCCGGAGTTGGCCCGCATCCTCGGCCGTGAGCCGACGCTGCCCCTGTCGGATGAGGATGCGAAGTCGGCCATCTTTGCAATCGAGACGGTGAACACGCTCAAGACTGGCGAGGTGCCCATTGAACAGTGACCTCGTGGCATCCGCGCGTGACGCGATAGCGGTTATCGAGTCCGGCATGGCCGACGATGCCGACCTCATCCGTGCTTACGACGCGATCGACACGCTGCGGGCTGAGTTGAAGAAGTTCTCAGACGCACTGGCGACGGCGGCGATTGCCCACCTCGGCGACCGCGAGGTAGTGAACGGGGACGTTCGGTACTACGTCGGCAAGAAGCGCACCAAGAAGATCGTCAACCCGAAGGACGTTGCCGCGTTCCTGTTGGAGCAGGGCGGGGTTGAAGAGATGACGCGGTATCTGGCGGCTGGCGCGTTCAAGCCCGCGAGCGTGATGAAGGACTACGGCCACGTCATGCCGCCCGAGTGGTTCAAGGAAGAAGTCAAGAACGAGCTGGTTGTGAAGCGTGCCCGCATGTTGCCGGGCGGAAAGGACATCGACGATGCCGAATCTGAATAAGGTGTTTCTCATCGGGCACTTGACCCGCGACCCCGAGACGCGAGCCGTTGGCGAGACGAGCGTTACCAACTTTGGTATCGCCACGAATCACAAGTGGCAATCGAAGGACGGCGAGAAGAAGGAAGAAGTCTACTTCGGCGAATGCCAGTGCTGGGGCAAGCGTGGCGAAGCGATCGCGCGGTTCGTCAAGAAGGGCGATGCACTCAGCGTCCAGGGCCGTCTGCGGCTGGAACAGTGGGACGACAAGAACGGCGTGAAGCAGAGCAAGACCCGCATCGAAGTCGAGGACTTCCAGTTTCTCGGCGGCAAGCCCAGCGGCGAGCCGGAGCAGAAGCCAGCGGCACGGACGAGCAGGCCCGCGACTCGACATGCGACGGTTGCGGCGATGGACGAAGACCCGAGCATCCCCTTCTGACACCACACCGCCCCGCCGCGTGACGGCGACGGGTGCGGTTTGTTCTTCTCCTCTCCCCTACCCCGCGTTGCTTGACGGTAACGCGGGGGTTTCAAGCCGGTCGCGTCTCCGAAAGGGGGCGGGCCGGATTCCCCGAACACAAGGAGTTTCCCGTGAGTGCAGTTGCTGAGCAGAAGACGACCGATCTTGCCCTCATCGTGTCCGAGCAGGGATTGGCGGTGGACCGCGCCAAGCCGTTGCTGGACGTGTACAGCCCCTTCTTTGCTTCAGCGCAGGCGTTGCTGGAGAAGTCGCGGGCGATCACCGTGACCGACGCGACGCAGGTCGCGCAGATCAAGGCGGCACGGTCCGCACGTCTCGCGCTCCGCGAGGTCCGTGTCGAGGCCGAGAAGAAGCGCAAGGAGCTGAAGGAAGAATCGCTCCGCACCGGCAAGGCGATCGACGGCATCGCCAACGTGCTGAAGCTGATGCTGGAGCCGGAAGAGGCTCGGCTGGAAGAGTGCGAGAAGTTCGCCGAGCGCGTCGAAGCTGCCCGCATCGCCGCCTTGGTCGCGGCTCGCACCGAGCGTCTTCGTCCGTTCGGCGTGGACCCGTTGCACTACGGCCTCCGCGAGATGACCGACGAGGCGTTCGATCAGCTTGTGGGGATGCTGTCCCGTGAGCGTGAGGCGAAGCTGGAGGCCGAGCGCAAGGCGGCGGAGGCCGCTGAGAAGGCCCGGCAGGAACGCGAGGCTGAAGAGGCCCGCATCCGTGCCGAGAACGCCCGGCTGAAGGCCGAGGCCGACGCCGCCCGCAAGGAACAGGAACGCCGCGACGCCGAAGCCCGTGCCGAGCGTGAGCGGATCGAAGCCGAGGCCAAGAAGGAACGCGACCGGCTGGCGGCCGAGGCCCGCGCCGAACGCGAAGCCCGCGAGCGTGCGGAGCGTGAGGCCCGCGAAGCTCGTGAGGCTGCCGAGCGTGCCGAGGCTGATCGCAAGGCCGCTGAAGCTGCGGAGGCCAAGAAGCGGGCCGCAGCCGAGGCGAAGGCCAAGCGTGCCCCCGACCGCGAGAAGGTGAAGACGCTGGCGGCTGGCGTCCGGGCCGTTGTCATCCCCGAGGCGACGACTCCGGAAGGGATCGCCGCGATGCGTCGCGCCGCGAACATGCTCCGCGACGTGAGCGAGGCGATCGAACGTCTCGCCTCTGAACTGTGATCTACCCGTGCGCGTCTGCGAAAGCGGCCGCGCGCGATTCCGGTCGGTTCTCACACCTCCGCCCGGTATCACATCCCTCCCGTGTCGCTTGTTGCGGCGCGGGGGTTTCAAGCCCGGCGTGTTGCCGAGCAGACCGCCCTCGCGTGAATGAACAAACAGCGTGAGGGCGCGACAACCTGCCAGCGCGAGAGCGACGGCAGGGGATTCAGGAGTGAACGCATGGACGCGAACGCACAGGGCACCCTCTTCGCCGCACGCACGACGTTCTCGGGCCGAGTCGAGTACGCAGCACGCGGCGGCACCACCTTCGACCCCGCACGCGATGCCGACCGTCTCGCAGGCCAGCACGCGAAGGTACTTGGCATCATGCGTGACGGCGTGTGGCGGACGCTGTACCAACTGGAGCAGTTGACCGGCATCCCAACCCAGTCGATTTCGGCGCGGCTGCGGGACTTTCGCAAAGAGAAGTTTGGCGCGTACACCGTCGAGCGTCGGCGCGTGAGCGATGGGGCTTGGGAGTATCGGGTGAGTGGAGGTGCCCAATGACCCGCCGCAACCGCCTACGCCCCGAGCGCAACCCCGCACACGCGGCAATCGCCGCGAACAAGCCCATGACCTTCGCGGAAATCGGGGCGAAGTTGGGCATGAGCAAATACGAAGTCGCCCGCCATTTCGAGAGCGGCATGGCGAAGGTGAAGGTCAAGTTGGTGGAGTGGATGGATGGAAGGGCGACGGCGAGCGAAAGGAGCGGAGGATGAGCGTTAATCGTTACTTGGTGACTAGCGATTTGGTTGTTCAGCATGAGCAAGGCATGTGGGTGCGTTACAGCGACCACGCCGCCGCACTCGCAGCCGAGCGTGCGAAGTTCGCGGCGGAGAACGAGAGACTGCGGAAGGCGCTTTCGGAGGTTTGTGCGGAACTCACCGATCATCGCGGTGGGTGGCCCCATTGGGCTGAAGCACCAGGCCGCGTTCAGGGCGCACTGAACATCATTCGCGCCGCCTTTGTGTCCGACTCCACCAAGCAAGCCGCCGAAGACGCGGCGGGGGGGAAGAAGTGACACTCCTCCTCCTCGCCGCTCTCGGCATCGTCGAAGCCGTCGCGTACCTCTGGCGATACCGCACCGCCGTTGACCGCTTCTCTTGGCAGTCCGTCGCGTCCACGTTCGGCGTTTGCTCCACCCGGATCGCGTTCGTTGCCGCAGGTGCGTCCGCCGTGATGAACAGCGAGTCGTGGTACTGGCTGGTCGCGGCCTACGCGATCCCGGCGACGGTAGCGACGGCGGGTGTTCACTGGTTTGCGGATGGCCGCAAGAAGATCGGGGGTGGGGTGTGAGGTTCGGAAACCACGGGCACATGCCCAAACTGGATTGGCTTGGCAAGTGGGATGGCATTGTCATGTCATGGAACTACGGCTTCCCGTCGTGTGCCTGTCTCCGTGGATATGGGGACTTGGACGAAAGCGACTTCGATGCGTTTGCGTCAATGCTGGGAGACATGATGAGCGAATGCGCCCGGATCATGTGGTGGCACGGCGATCCGCCTCTGGGTGCAGAGAAGTTTGGAGGTGCCCATTGATCGACCGCGACCCGCTCACAGCCCCGATCCGCTCCTGCCGCGAGGTTGGCCGCATCCTGGGCATCAGCAAGAACGCGGTGATTCAGACTGAGAAACGCGCCCTTGCCAAACTTCGCGTGTTGCTTGAAGAGGACTTCGCAGAACGCAAGGCCCGCGATGAACGCGCGGAGATGAACGAGGGATGAACATGAACCACGTCACGCTCACACTCCCCGTCCCCAGCCCCATGCTGTCGCCCAACGCACGCCCGCACTACATGGCGAAGGCAAAGGTAACAAAGCAGCACCGGCAGGCCGCGAAGTTGGTGGCGATGGGTGCCCTCAACCGCGACGAGCCGCGATGGTCGCGGGCATCGGTCCAACTCGCGTGGACGTTCCCCGACAAGCGGAAGCGTGACCAGGACAACCTGCTCGCCCGTTGCAAGGCGTACTTCGACGGGCTGCGGGACGCGGGCTTGATCGACGACGACTCGGGCCTCACGCACCTTCCGATGACTATCGAGAAGGGCGACGAGGCGAAGTTGGTGATGACGGTAAGGAGGACCGGATGAAGTGCCCCCAATGTTTTGGACCCCTCGACAACCCTACCCGCAAGTTGTGTGTTTCTTGCATAGGCGATGCCGTGAAAAGCACGGGGGAGAACACGCACATGCAGGCGGTTCACGCCGCGAAGTTGAATGCAAAAGGGTTCCAGAAGCGGCAGGGAACCAAGAAGACCGGCGAGACGTGGTGGAAGTAACGCAAGGATGCGAAGATGATCGTTGAACCAGGATTTTTCGACCACTGGAAGACGCGGATGCTCATTGACACCCTCAATGATCCTGCCGCGCCTATCTACGTTCAGCGAATCTGGGAGCATTGCCAACTCCGTCGCAAATGGGTGTTTGAGGTTCTTCCTCCCGCCGCTCTCAAGGCTCTCTGTCGCTATAACGGACACGCCAATCAGTTGGAATCCGCTTTGGTGGCCTCGGGCTTTGTTCGCCGCGATGAAGACGGGACTCTTACAGCACTCAAATGGGACAAGTACAACGCCTCTCTGGTGGCGAACTGGGACAACGGAGCGAAGGGCGGGAGGCCGAGAAAGAAACCCATTCATAACCCACCGGAAACCCATGGGTATCCCATGGCTAACCCACTGGAAACCCATCAAGAACCGAGAAGAGAAGAGAAGAGAAGAGAAGAGAAAGACAAACCCCCCAAAGCCCCCCAAGGGGGGGTGGGGGTGGAGTTCCCCGCTGGGCTGCAAGGCGAGGCGTTCCGCAAGGCGTGGGAGTCGTGGGCCGCGTACCGCCGCGAACGGGGCAAGCGGCTGACGCCCAGCACGATCGACCGCCAACTCACCCAACTCGCCAAGTACGGCGAGGCGTTGGCTGTCGCCGCGATTGAGGAAGCCATCACGAAGGGCTGGTCGGGGCTTTTCCCCGAGACGGCTCGGGCGACCCCGAAGGCTCCGCCGCCCCGTCAATTGGACGAGAACGCAACAGCGGCCCGCCAATGGCTCCTAGCACAGAACTACGGACTCCGCGAGCGGATCGTTCAGCAGTACCGGACTGCCAGCGGCGGATCGACCGCATCGACTGAGGACATTCTGAAAGTCATGGCACCGAAACTTGTCGCCATCGTGAACGAGTACCGGCAGAAGGGAGCAGCATGAGTTGCCTTGATGCTTACACCCCCGTCGTTGGCCGCGACTGCGCCGCCGTTGTCGAACGCGGGCACCGCAACCGCCACCACACGAAAAGCGTGCCCATGAACACCATCATCGGCGCAGTTTGCGGCACGCTCGGGGTATCGTTTGAACACTTCTTCGGCACCAAGCGGACCATGCAAGTCTGGACCGCGCGGCATCTGGTGGTGGCCCTGGCCTACGAACTCACGAACCTTTCAGCACCGCAGATTGCCGCCGCGATGAAGAGGCCGAACCACTCGTCAATCCTGACAGGCCGCAACGCATGGCGTGAACGTCTGCGGCGGATGCGAGAGGGCGACCGAACCGCACTGATACCCGTGGGCGCGAAAGCCTACGACCCGCAGAAGGTGTATGAGGCGATCAAGGGACACATTGAAAGGACGGTGGCAGCATGAGCGACGACATTGACACCCTCGCCGCCGCTGGCGTTGAGGTGAAGGAGGCGAGCAAGTGAACGAGAACACCGAAGTCCGCGACGAACTGGCGAGGTTGGCGGGGTGGCGGTTTGTGCAGTTTACGAGCACCGCATCGTTTCCTCATTGGATTGTCGCTGACGATGACGAGTACCCGTGCTTGGACGCCGAAGGGGAATACGTTCACCCCATACCCAACACCCTCGACGAAGCGGCAAAGATCGGCGGCGACTGGATGGTGCGCGTCTACGTCAATCAGCACGGCGTCACAATCGCCCACGCCACGAACGACGACGCGGTATTTGAGCGAACTGGCGACACCGAACTCGCCGCCCGCTTCGCCCTCCGCCTCGCCGTCGAGAAGATCGAACACGAAAGGAAGGCCAAGTGAACGAGAACAACATCAACAAGTGGACGCCGGAGCCGTGGCAGACCGGACGCGAAGATGCGCAGTCCTACTACGGAGACACAGGACAGCCGTTTTCCAGCGTCTACCGCCAAGACGACGACGACCGAATGCCGCTGACTCCGGATGGATTTGGCGGCATGACTCGCGTTCCCCTTCGCATCGCGTACGTCGAAGGCAAAGACATTCCGCGAGACGAAGAGAAGGCCAACGCACGCCGCATCGTCGCCTGCGTCAACGCCTGCACCGGCCTCGCCGACCCCGCTGCCGAAATCAAGGCCATGAGGGAGGCTTTGCACCACATCGCGTCAATGCCGGACTCGCGGTCAATCAACCCGAGACTCGTGCCGGTGTTTCTCGACAAGGCGACGAGCATTGCCCTCGCCGCGTTGAAGGCAGAAGGGGAGGTGAAGAGTGGATGACGACAACTACCCACACGCTCTCTACGGCAAACACCCACACGACTGGTTCCTCGGCGAACCAGAGCCAGAATCCGACACGGCCCGCGTCACCATCCCGCCGTCACCCACCAGCGACGGCGATGGGGAAGGAGGGGGCAATGCCCAAACGTGACCTGTCAAAATCCCGAAAGTTGCCAGCAGTTGATACTGCCGCGCACGACGCGGAGACGGTGAGGTTGGTGAGGGAGTGGGCGGACAGTCAGGGCACACTGGGGCAGATTTTTGGCGACCTAATCGACAGGTTTGACATGCGAGAAGTGCGCGGCATGCAAGGAATGCGAGAACGTTGCGCCCACGAAGTTTTCGCCATCCTCAACCGCAAGCCCGCAGCGAAGGCCCGAACGCGGGCAGGAGGCAAGTAGCATGTTCACCGAGCAAGACCACGCGAAGGCGGTGGGGCTGTTCACTAAACAGGAACAGAATCGGAACCAACGGAGGGCGCGTAATGAACAGCAAGCGCAAACCGTTCGTGCCGACCAAAGGGGGGGATGGGGGGGTTGTGCCTCGG